GAGATCTTTATTACGGCCGCTTCGTCGAATTCGGCCGGCGCGCACAAACCGTCCTGGTCCAGCGCCGCCGGCGAGTTGACGGAGGGCTGAGGACGCAGTCGCGCGGCAGCCGCAAGCGCGGGAGTGACATCGTCGCGACCTATTCGATGAAGGTCCGCGCGATGGCGCCGCGGCCGTTCGTGCACGTCGACCGGCCGGCGATCCGCGCCGAACAGCGGTTGGCGAGCTTCTGGAGCACCGTGGTCAACGCCGCTGGGGGGCATGCATGATCGACCTGATGTCGGCCGGCCAGGAAGCGGTCTTCGTTGCGCTCGAGGCCGGAGTCGACCTTGCGAGCGTCCACGACCACGTAAAGCAGGACACCGACCCGCCCTTCGTGAAGATCGGCGAGATTACGACCAGCAATGAGGGCACAAAGGGCGACCAGGCCGAGATCCTCGAGGTCGAGGTCCACACCGTCTATCGCGGCGCCGATCGCAGCGTGCTGCTCGCCATCATGCACCAGGAGCGCGAGGCGCTCGACGAGCAGACCCTAAGTGCCGGCGGCGCGGCATTTCGCGTCAGGTTCGTCTCGGCTGCCGCCAGCGACGCCGGCCCGGACGGCGTCACCTATGCCGGGATCGGCGTATTCGAGCTTTTCGCGGAAGCCGACTGAGGGCCGACCGCGGCAACCACCACCGCCCCGCCATCCGGCGGGGCTTTTCTTTGAGCGAAGGAGCAAAACATGGGTACCGAACACGGTTTGGACTGGCGCGTCCAGGTTGGCGACGGCGGCGGTCCGGAGGTCTTCACCAACATCGGCGGTGAGATCTCGTTCGACTGGCAGCGCGCGTCGGAAGAGATCGACGAGTCGACCAAGGACGACGGGATGTACGGCAGCACGTCGTACGGCCAGCAGAAGATCACGTTCAACGTCAGCGGGAACGTGAAGCTGCCCGACACAGGGCTCGAGCGCGTCTCCGACATCGCCAAGACGTCGCCGCCCGAGGTCAACATCAAGATCATGAAGGGCGCGACGGTCAAGTATGCCGGCCAGGTCGCGATCGGCAACTTCTCGACGTCGCACCCGAAGAATGGCCCGGTGACCTACTCGTTCGTGATGTCGAACAAGGGCGCGCCGACGACCGACGATCTCGGCGCCTAACCCATGGCGAAGGCCAATCCGGAACGGGGCGAGGACGAGCTGGTCCTCGCCGGCAAGGCGTACAAGCTGCGGCCGTCGCATGACGCCCTGAAGGCGATCGAGCTGGCGACGGGCAGGTCGATCATCGAGCTTATGCGGTCCGGCAATGCCGGCGCCATCAAGCTCGGCGAGCTTGGCGTGGTCGGCGGCGAACTGATCCGCGCCGGAGCCGACGACGACATGGTCCGGAGCGTCTCCGACGACCGGATCAGCGAGCTGATCCTCGAGGAGGGGCTCGCCGGGCCGATCTCAACGCTGACGCTTTGCCTGCTCAGCGCGGCGACCGGCGGGCGCACCGCGTCGGGGGAAGCGAAGGCGGCTCCAGCAAAAGCGACGAAGGACAGCGCTGGCGCCGCCTAATGGGCCTGGCGCTCGACACCTTCGGGTGGAGCGCCGACCAATTCTGGAACGCAACGCCGCACGAATATTGGGCGATGGTCGATGCCCGGATCGCGGCGAACAAGCAAAAGTGACGAAACGCAGGGAAGGGTAGCGCATGGCACGATCCGCTTCCCGCGGCGACCTGTTCATCACGGTTGGCGGCGACGTCGCACCGCTTCGCACGTCAATGAGGGCCGGCCAGTCCGTCCTCAACGAGTTCGGGCTGGCGGCGATCGACGTCCAGGTGGAGGTCGAAAAGGCCTTCTCCAAGCTGGCGCAAAACGCGCCGGCGGAAGCGAAGAAGCTCGAGCAGTCCTACACCCGGACATTCGCCGAAATCCGGAAGAACGCGCAGGCCGTGCTGAACGCGCCCAGCGGACAGGCCGCGATCCAGATCATCGACGTCGCCGGCGCTCGCCAAGCCGCCGTTGCGGCGGAAGCCGAGGCTGTCGCGCTGCGGCAGGTGGCGAATGCCGCGATCGCCGCCGACAAGGCGGCCGGTGGAACGAACGCCGGCGTCCGCCTGCTCGCGCTAAGCTCGGAAGCTGCCGCGATGGAAGCCGCCCAGCACGCAACCGCGCTGCGCGGCCAGGCCGGAGCACTCGAGCTCGTTCACGCTAAGCTCGTCGGAACGTCCGCGGCGACGGCAGCGAACGACCGAGTCTACCAGCGCCATGCCACCACTATCCAGGCGCAACGGGCAGGCTTCCAGCAGCTGGGCTTCCAGTTGAACGACGTCGCGGTGCAGTATGCGCAGGGCACGCGGCCGGCGATCATTTTCGCCCAGCAGATTTCGCAGATCACCCAGGCCGTCCAGCTGATGGCGGGCGGCACCAGCAAGATGGCCGGCTTCCTGATGGGCGGTTGGGGCATCGCGCTGACGCTGGCCGTCACGGTGCTCGCGCCGTTCGTCGCCAAGCTGTTCGAGGGCACGGACGCGGCGAAGAAGTACACGGACGAGACCGACCTCCTGGCCGCCGCGCTCCGGGGCGAGACGATCGCCACCGATGCCCTCATCGTGTCGCTGCAGAAGCTCAACGAGCAGGAGCTCAAGTCCCTCCAGAACGAAACCAGCCTGATCGAACTTCGCTACCGCCTGGCCAAGGCAACGCTGGCGGCGGCCGAGGCCAACAAAACGAAGCTGCAAACGGAACTCGCCGTAGCCAAGGCGGCGCGCGATGCGGCGGTCGAACAGCAGGGGCGATCGGTCGGGCGAGGCCTGGAGGGTGCGGCCGGGGAAGTCGCGCGCACTCAGGCCGCGGTCGATCGGATCCAGAGCGCCATCGACGCGCAAACGACGGTCATCGGCCAGGCCACCGCGCAGCTCTCCACCGAGATGGTGCGGTTCGCGCGCAACGCCTCCACCGAGGTCGGCAAGGTCAACATCGCATTCGACAAGCGCCAGGCCGCGCTCGAGGCTCAATTCCTCGGCACCCCAACAACGTCCATCGACAAAAGGGGCAACAAGCTCACCACCCTCCACGGCGGATCGCTTAACGACCCGACCCTGTCGGATGCCAAACGTCAGCAGCTGCTGAGCGAACTGACCAAGAAGGAGCACGACCTCAACGTCGAGCGGCAGAAGGCCATCGTGACGGCCCAGAAGCTCGACCAGGCCGAGCAGGGACGGGCGAAAGCGGACACGGCGAACCGTCAGTCCGGACGCCAGGTAGACTTCGCCCAGGCCACGGCGATCGCCAAGGCGGCGGGCCTGCAGGTCAACAGCGGCTTCCGTTCGGCCGCCGCGCAGGCCCGGCTGTTCAACGACCCGCTGGTCAACCGCCCCGGCAATCCCGTCGCGCCGCCCGGCGCCAGCGCCCACAATGGCGCCAACGGCAGATGGGCGATCGACATCCAGATCACCGATGGTGTGACGCCGGCGAAGATCCGCAGGGTCTTCGCCGACCAGGGCGTCAGCCTGACCAAGGTGCTCAGGGAAAAGGGCCACTTCCACATCGAGGGCAGCCGCTCGGAGGCGGCCGCTGCAGACAAGGAGGCCGAAACGGCCGCCGCAAAGGCGACACGCCAGCAGAACGACTTCGAGGAGCAGCGCGCACGGCTGAACGATCAGTTGCTGCAGGCGGTCGGCGAGACGGCCACCGGCTACCAGGCGCAGAGCGCGGCGGCCCAGGACCAGATCCACGCCGACCACGATCGCGCGGCCCTGGCGATCCAGAACAACCTCGAGGAAGGCAAATATGGCGAAGCGACGAGCGCGGTGGCGATTGCGCGCGCAGCCGAGCTCCAGCTGATCAATGACGGGCTAGAGACCCAGAAACTCGTCAACAACGGGCTGCGCGGCTATTCGCACTGGCTGGGCCAGCAGGATGCGCAGCGCGAGCAGACCACTCAATTTCGGGTCGACGAACTCCAGTACCAGGAATCGATCGCCCGCACCGTAGGCCAGCATCGCGACCTACAGCTCGAAATTCTCGATCTCATCTACGAGGAGAAGAAGCGGCACCTCGACTATCTGAAGGCGCAGGCCGAGCTGACGGGTAACACCGAAGAGGCGGCGCGGATCCAGGCGGATATCAACCAGCTCCCGCGCCAGAAGGCCCGCGAGCAAGAGAGTGCGAGGCGCGACAACCAGTCGCCGTTCGATCGCTATAAGAGCGAGCTGCCGCAGTCGCTCGACGAGGTCAACCAGAAGCTCGAGGAGATCGCGGTCACGGGCTTGAACCAGCTCGAGGACGACCTCGCGAGCGCCACGGTCAAGGCCCTGGGCCTGAAGGGCGCGCTCGGCGACATCGCCAGTCAGCTGATCAAGCTGGGCCTCCAGATCCTGGCTAGCTATGCCAGCGGCGGCAACCCGCTCGGCGGACTGTTCGGCGGGCCTCGCGCCGGCGGCGGCGCGGTCAACGACAACCAGTTCTACCTGGTCGGCGAACACGGACCCGAGCTGTTCGCTCCGGGCGTGTCGGGCCGGATCATCCCCAACCACATACTGGCGGCTGCCTCGATGCCGAGGATCCCGCGAGGCGTCTACGGGCGGCCGGGCTCCGACGGGGCGTGGCGCCGCGGCGGTGGCGCGCCGGTGGTGCAGAACTTCAACTTCCCCAATTCCGACTTCGACAGCTTCAGGCGGAACGAGCGCCAGCTCGCCCGCGATTCCCGGCGCCGCATGGATCGAGCCTGAAATGGGCGAGTTCGTCGACCAGTATATGCCGGCCAAGGTGCCCGGCTATCCGTGCGCGTCGTCGCCGCGGACGAAGACGACCATCCAGGTCGATTCCGGCGGCCACGAACGGCGCAACCAGGAGTGGGTGCATCCCCTCCACCGCTTCACCCTCCCCGAGGCCGCAGGCCGCGACTGGGACGTCATCGAAGCGCTGATGAAGCACTGGCGGATCATGCGCGGGCCGTGGCGCTCGTTCCCGTGGCGCGACCCGCTGGACAAGGCTAGCATCGACCTCCGGATTCCCGACGAGCCCGACGCCCAGCTGCTCGCCCGGATCTCGGCAACGGACCAGCAGATCGGGACGGGTACCGGCTTCACGGACTCGTTCCCGCTGGTGAAAAGCTACGCAGTCGGGCCCGAGACCTATGAGCGGCCGATCTATCTTCCAGTCCTCAGCAGCGTGCGGGTCGCGGCGGACGGCATAGCGATCTCGAGCAGCGACTACACCGTGAGCCGACCAGGCGGCGTGGTGACATTCGACATCCCGCCACTGGCGGGCGTGGTGATCACGGCCGGCTATCTGTTCGACGTCGAGGTCCGCTTCGAGAGCGATGACGCGTTCGACGCGATCCTCCGCACCTACGCGATCGGCGGCTTCGCCGACATCACCCTGATTGAAGTGAGGCCCTGCTGATGCTGCGCTGGTGCGACGGTTTTGAGCATTACGGCGCGATCGCCCACATGACCGAGGGCGTTGGCGGCGGCGCGGCCTGGTCGCAGGTGGATCCGGTCACCTCCGCGCACGGGTGGGCGCTTTCAACGGCAAACCCCGCGACCGGCGATTATCACATGCGCCTGACCGACGCGACGGGCGGCGCTCGGATCATGCGCCGGGTGTTCGGTGTCGCCAAGCAGGTCGTCGGATTCGGCTATCGCTTCAGTGTCGAGGATCTACCCTCAGCGGAGGGGATCGGGAGCACCAACGCGCTCGTGCTCGCCGGCTTCCGCGACGTGTCGAACGTGACCCATTGCTCGATCGTCATGGGGACGGACGGCTCGGTGTTTGCGGTGCGCGGCGGCTTTTCCGGTGGCGGCGGCTCGTTCGGCGGAACGCTGCTCGGCCGATCCGATCCGTGCATCGCCCCCGGGGGCTACCATCACCTCGAGGTCAAGGCGAAGATCGACAATTCGACCGGTTACATCGAGGTCCGGGTCAACCAGGTCACGGTCCTGAACCTGACCGGGATCGACACGCAGAACACCGCCAACGCCGCCGCCGCCCAGGTGGTCGTCGGGACGAGCGGCAACGATTTCTCGACCGGGACCGCGGCCTTCGGCACGTTCGACCTCGACGACGCCTTCACCTGGGACAACGATGCCAGCGACGCCGAGAATACCGTCGTCGATTTCATCGGGGACAAGGGCTGCTACTGGCTCCCGCCGAACGCCGATACGGCGACGGCCGATTTCACCAAGACCGGCTCCGCCACGTCCTACGGCGCGATCGACGAGGTTCCGCCTTCGGGAACCGAGTACCTCAGCGACGCGACGGGAACCGCCCGAACGATCGTCGGGGTCGCTTCGCTTCCTGCCAATATCGCCGAAGTCATCGCCATGGTGCCCGTCGCCTATGTCCGAAAGGAAGAGAGCGGAGCGGTCACGATGCGACTGGGCGTCGTTTCCAGCGGGGACGAGAGTTATGGCCCCAACGACGATCCGTCGACCGGTTACGCTTATTTGCGGCCGGCGCCGAAAACCATCGACCCGAACACCGGCGTTCCCTGGGCCAACACGGCCGAACCTGAGCTGCTGATCGAACGGACGGCGTAAATGGTCGACGTCCGCGTCGACCAGGGCGGTGTCTATGCCCTGGGCGAGCCAGATCCGCCCGAGGTCAGGGTTGATGAGGCCGGGGTCTATGCCCTGGCGAGCGTCGGCACGATTGTGCGGGTCGACCAGGGCGGGATCCTGGCGCTGGTCGCGATCACTCCGGTCGTTCCGGTCGCACAAGCGGGAATGTATGTCCTAGCGTCAGGAACGGCGTGCGCGACACGCTCGGCGCAGATCTGGACGATCAGGCGGCCCGATGGACTGACCTTCCGGTTCACCTCGCTCGACCAGGACCTCGAATGGCCCGCCGGAAGCGGCATCGTCTACCAGGCCTGCAACAGCCTGGTGCCGAGCGCGTCCGAAGCGGTCGCTCAAGTCGACCAGCTGGGCAGCATGGATCTGTCCGGCGCTCTCGGCACGATCACCGAGCATGCACTCTACACCGGCTTGTTCGACGGGGCCGAGGTCGAGGCCTGGCTGGTCCCATGGTCGGGCCAGGGGCCGATGCGCCGCCTGCTGAAGGGGAGTTTCGGCGCGGTCACGCAGGGCGAAACCGCGTTCAAGGTCGAGCTGCTCGGCGCCGGCGCGAAGCTCAAACAGACGCCGCTGGTGCGGACGCTCCAACCCGGCTGCTGGAAGAAATTCGGCGGCGCCGAATGCCAGAAGGATCTCGGCCCGCTGACCGTCACCGGGACGGTCGACAGCGGGACGGGCCACCGCGCCTTCGTCGACGCGGCGCGAGCTGAGCCGGCGGGCTACTTCAGCCGCGGTGAGGCCACCTTCACGACCGGCGACAACGCCGGGATCAGCGTCGAGATCAAGGAGCATGCCGCCGGCGGCAGCTTCACGTTCTGGCCGCGGCTGCCATACGCAGTGTCGGCCGCCGACCAATATTCGATGACGCCCGGCTGCACGCAGCTGAAGGACGCCGCCGGCGGCACGAACGGCTGCGACGCCTGGGCCAATTTCGTCAATTACGGCGGCGCGCTCGACGTGCCGACCAAGGACAAGCTGACGGCGGCCGCGATCGTGAAGGATCCAGGCTGATGGATCCGATCACCTTCCTGATCACGTTCGCCGCCAACTACCTCATCGGCCGGCTGACGCAGCCGAACGGGCCGCGGCTGACCGACCTGTCGGCTGGCTTCGGCGACTATGGCGTCGCATTGCCGTGGCTCTTCGGCAGCGAGACGCGGAGCGCCGGCGTCGCGCTCGCGGCCGACGACATCAAGGAAACGGTTCACAAGCACAAACCGGTGCTCGACTATCTGTTCGGCCTCGTCGGGGCCCTGCTGCCGCCGGTGAAGACCTACACCTATTCGATCACCCTCGCGATCTTGCTGGCGGACCGGACGCACGACGAGCCGATCGAAGACCTGCTTAAGCTCTATGCCGCGGGCAAGGTTATCTTCAATTCGGCGGAATCGGCCGTCGTCAGCGAGACGCTCGACGGCGACGGCCGCCTGGTCCGGCGCAAGTACGCCAAGAACAAATATTGCAAGAGCGTCACCGTCTACGGCGGGGGCTTCGACCAGGTCGCGGATCCGGTCCTCGACGCCGCGATCCGCCCGCAGCCGGGCTATCGCGGATGGGCCTATGCGGTCATCGAGGACCTGCAGCTCAAGGACTTCGGCAACACACCGCCGGTGCCGATCGAGGCACTGACCAAGGTCAAGACCAACGAGACGCTCGCCTCGGTTTGCGAAACGATCTGCAGCGCGGCCGGGATCGACCCGGTACTGGACCTGTCGTCGACGGCGCTCACCGAGTACATCGTCCGCGGCTTTTCGATCACCAGCGAAGCGGACTGCTTCGCTGCGTTGAAGCCGCTGCTGCCGGCGTTCGGAGTGGACGTTGCCGAGGTCGCCGGGCAGCTGCGGTTCTACAAGCGCTCGCAGACGCTGCGGGCGACGATCACGCCGGCCTCGATGGGCGCCTATGTGTTCGGCGACGATCCGCCTGGCCGGTACGAGCTGGAGCGCCAGCCCGATATCAACCTGCCGCGGGAAGCCTCGCTGACGTTCGTCGACCCGGCACGGCAATATCAGCCGAACACCGCGGCCGCGAAGCGCAGCCAAGGCAGCGCCGAATCCAACATCAACGTCAACATCCCGCTGGTGCTGACGGCCGACGAGGGCGCCAACGCGGTCGCGCTGATGCTGTGGGACGCGTGGCTCGGCCGGGTGCCGATCCGGTTCACGCTGACCGACCTGTTCAACGGGATCGAGCCCGGGCTTGCCTACGCAGTGCCGATCGCCGGCCAGTACGTGCCGCAACGGATCACCCGCACGCTGCGGGGTGCCAACGGGCTGACCGAGGTCGAGGCCGTTTCCGACGAAGCCGTCACCTACACGGCGGAAGAGGCGGGCTCTTCGGGCGAGGTCCCGCCCGAGAATTCGACGCTGTTCCCCGACACGCGGATCGTCCCGATCGACGGCGCGATCCTCGAGGACTCGGCCGACGAATATGGCTTCTACGCGGCGATGGCCGGCAGCGACGCCAGCTGGAGCGAAGGGCTGATCAAGGGATCGGTCGACGGGATCACTTACTCGACCCTGATCGACAGCAGCGACGGAACGGTCATCGGCGACGTCACCGGGACGCTGGCCGCCGGATCCACGACGGGCCTCGACGATACGCTCGACACGACCTCGGTCCTGACGGTGGTCCTGCTGCACGACGGCATGGCGCTTTCATCGGCGACCGACGCCGAGCTCGACGCCTTCGCCAACCTGGTTTTCGTGGGCAAGGACGGGATCGGCGAATACCTCCAGTTCAAGACCGCCACCTTCGTCAGCGGCAGCACCTGGCAGCTCACCAACCTGCGCCGCGGCCGCAAGGGATCGGACTGGGCGATCGCCGCGCATGCGAGCGGGGAAGAATTCGCGCTTCTGACCGAAGGGCTGTTCCGGCTCCCCGCGACCACGCTGGACAGCTGGGGAACTCCGCTCAGCCTGAAGGGCGTGACCTTCAACCAGGACGAGGCCGACGCCGACACGATCATCTTCACCAACAGCGGTGAAGGCAAGCGGCCCTACAGCCCGGTCAACGTCGAAGGGGCGTGGGACGGCTCGAATAACCTCACGATCAGCTGCACGCCGCGCTTCCGTCTCAACAGCGGCGCGCTCGGCATAGACGATCGGGATGAAGTTGAAGTCGAGATCACGACCGGCGCGGGCCGGACCATCGTCTCGGCCGGGAGCGACGCGGTTTATTCCGCGGCTGACCAGACGGCGGACGGGATCACGCCGGGGGATTCGATCAGCGGCCGCATTCGGCGGACCAGCGACGTCAACGACGGCCGCTGGCGCGACTTCACACTCGTCGGACCGAATGCCGCTCTGATGCTCGAGGACGACGCGACCTTCCTCGCGCTCGAAGATGACAGCACCGTCTTTGAACTGGGATAGCCGATGACCAA